GGAGGATCATCCGAGGCAGGAGTAGGATACACAACAACATCAAGTTACTAATGCAATGGCAAAGTTTAATGATAAAATTTCAACGCTCATTAATAGTCAATTACCAGATTTTGTAGTTGATGACCACCCACAATTTGCCCAATTTCTAAAAACTTATTTTCAATTTATGGAATCTGCTATGTTGCAGGTTACAAGTATTGAAAATACAGATGGTATAACTTTAGAGAACGAAACAGGTCTTTCAGATAATTTATTATTAGACGGTTCAAAAATATCTTCAGAAAAAACACAATTAGATCAAGGTGATAAAATAATATATGAAGATACTTCTTATGGTAAGTTTACCGTTGGTGAAACTATTACAGGTCTTACATCAAAAGCAACCGCAAAAGTTATTGCTGAAGATTTATCAAATGGTAGAATTTTTATATCAGCACAAGACAAGTTTGGTTTAAATGAAATTATAGTAGGTAATGATTCAAATGCTCAAGCAGTAATTAATGATTATCGTCCTAATCCTGTATCAACGGTTCAGGACTTAACAAACTTTAGAGATCCTGACAAAGTTATATCAAACTTCTTAACAAAATTTAGAGATGAGTTTCTAAAAACAATACCTGAAACTTTAGCACTAGGATTAGACAAAAGAAATCTAATTAAAAACATTAAATCAATGTACCGACTAAAAGGTACACAAGCAGGACACGAATTATTTTTTAGAATATTATTTAATCAAGTATCAGAAACATTTTATCCTAGAGAACAAATGTTGCGTGTATCTGATGGACAATGGGACACACAAAAAGTTTTAAGGTCTATTCAAGGCGTAAATATAGTAGGCGATACAACTAATTTAGTTGGTAGAGAAATTAAAGGTCAAACTTCAGGTGCAACTGCTATTATAGAATCAGTTAAGAAATTTGTTATTGCAAATAAAGAAGTTTCTGAATTTGTACTTAATATAAATTCAATGTCTGGAACTTTTCTTATTGATGAAGAAGTTTCAGGAACTGCTAGTGATACAGATGACTTTTATATTAAGGCAACTATTACAGGTATACCAGGATCAAAAACAATTACTAATGATGGTAATTTATATTCTACTGGAGATTTTTTAACCGTAACTGGTGGTGGTGTAGGTGCTGATATTGCTATTAGTGATATAGGTTCAGGATCAGTATCAGAAATTATTATTGACAATCCAGGTTCAGGTTATTCAGTAGGAGACAAATTAGTTTTTGATAATTCAGGAACCGAAGGTGTTAATGCAGAAGGATTTGTTGCTGTTGTAAATGGTGGTATTTCTGGTGAAACAGGAACAGACGCTGAACATATTTTAATGGAAGATGAAACTGGTAGAGGAGATCAATATTTTGGAAATAAAATTGTTTTAGAACCTGAAACAAACTCAAATCAAAATGATATAACAGATATATTTTTAATTAATCAAGGAAGTGGTTATATATCTTTACCTAAAGTAACTATAACTTCAGCAGGTTCTAATGCAGTCGTTTGGGCAAACGGTACAGAAATAGGAAGAGTTATAGGATTAAAAACAAATGAATTAGGTCAAGGTTATCAAAGTAGTCCATCTCCAACAATCGTTTTTAGAAATTGTTTATTGTTAACTAACAAGTCAGGTAACTTTAATGCTAATGATACTATTACAGGTGGCACTTCAGGTGCTGTTGGTAAACTTGCTTCTTATGACGCTGATACAAGTTTATTAAAAGTAAAAGATTTAAATAAAAATTTTGATTTAAATGAAACAATAACATCAACAAGTAGTGGATCAGCAAAAGTAGAAAGATTAGATGTTGCAAGTGCTACGGTAGCTGTTCAACCAGTTGTAGATACAGATGGTAAGTTTTTAAATGAAGATGGTAGTCTATCCGAACAAACTATGAAAGTACAAGATAGTAAATACTATCAGGATTTTTCTTATGTATTAAAAGTAGGTCAATCAATTAATGATTGGCGAGATTCCTTTAAACAAACTATGCACACAGCAGGTTTTTATTTTACAGGACAAGTTGATTTACAAAGTAAATTAAGTTTAAGAGTTAAGGCTCCAGTTGCTGGTATTATATCAGGTGCTTCAGATACTCCATTATTCAATATATTAAATGTATTGTTCACAACCGTTTTTGGTAGAAGATTAGGAACGATAGATGATGGAACAACTTTGAGAGATAGTAAAGGATGTATGACTGAAGGATCACTGGATGCTGGTGATGATTATAGAGATCCGTTTACATCAAATACTAGAGATGTAACTTTAACAAGACCACCTATTGAAATTAGTATGATAAGTAGAAAAAGAGCAACAATAGATGGAGTAATAGTTAAACAAGGGTACGCATATGGAGGACCTAAATTTGGTACACTAAACAAATTCGCAAATACAATATTTGGTACAGGTTCAGCTAGTAGTAGAATAACATTTAAACAATTAAGTGAATTAAAGGTAACAGGTACAAGAACATCACTAGATGGAAGAGGTGCTATATTTTTAGCAACTTCAAATCCAGATGGTCAGTTATTAAAAACAAATTTTGCAATGCCAACGCAATTTGCAAGTTCTCAGGAATCCTTTGATAATACGGTTACTAACTTTGCTCAAACAACATTAACTTTTGATGATACAACCCCATAGGAATGTTTATAAATAGTAAGAACAAGTAGGAAAATATAAATGGCAAAACAATCAATTAATAGAGGAACCTCCGCTAATGATGGAACAGGTGATAATTTAAGAGCAGGAGCACAAAAAGTAAACGCAAACTTTGACGAATTATATACCGTTTTAGGTGATGGTACTACTTTAGTTTCTGGTAATTATTTAACAGATTCATCAACAAATACACTTACAAATAAAACGATTTCAGGTGCTTCTAATACATTAACAAACATACCAAATAGTTCTTTAGACTCTATTGCAAATGCAAAATTAGCTAATTCAACTATTACTATTACAGGTGATGGTGCTCAAACTTCAGCAGTAGATTTAGGTGATACTTTAACTATTGAAGGTGGTGCAGGAATTACAACTGCTGTAACAGCAGACAAAGTTTCAATTGCCATAGACGGTGTAGTTTTAACTGAATCATCAACAGATGTATTAACAAACAAAACAATTGATGGTGGTACAAATACTTTACAAAATATTCCTAATACTAGTTTAACAAATAATACGGTATCTTATGGTGGTGTATCACTTGCTTTAGGTGGCACAGACGCTACTCCAGCTTTAGATTTAACAGACGCAACAAATTATCCTACAAGTTCATTATCAGGAACAATTACAAATGCTCAATTAGCAGGTTCTATTTCAAATGACAAACTTGTAAACAATACTATCAGAATAGGTGATGATAGTTCAACTAATTTCAATATTGGTTTAGGAGAAAGTTTTGAAATTATTGGTGGTTCAGGAATTACAACTGCTATTACTAATAATAGAATATCTTTAAGTGTTGCAAGTCTTCCCAATACTTCTTTACAAAATTCATCAATGACATTAGGATCAGATTCTATTGCTTTAGGTGAAACAAAAACTTCTATCGCAGGATTAAGTTTAACAGGATCAGGTACCGTTGATTTAACTGGTGCAGGTTCTAAAATGAGATTTGATTTTGCAGGTTATGGTTCTTTACCAGCGGCTGCAACTTATGTTGGAATGTATGCTTATGATAGTACAGGTAATAGACCTTATTATTCTTCAGGTAGTGGTTGGGTTAGAGTATTAGATGAAAACTCTTCCGTATCAGTACATACAGATGTTAATATTTCTGGTGTTGCTGATGGTAATGTTTTAGCTTGGAGTTCAGCACAAGGTAGATTTAATGTAACTGCTCCTACAAGTGGTTCACCTTTAACCGTTGCAGACGAAGGTTCAGATTTATCAACTGCCGCTACTAAATTAGATTTTGTTGGTGCTGGTGTAACTGCTTCAGGTACAGGTGCAACTAAAACTATTACTATTGGAGCTGCAAGTGGTGAAACTTTAACCGTACAAGAAGAAGGATCAGGTTTAGCTACAACTGCAACAACAATGAATTTTGTTGGTCCTAGTGTAACTGCTTCAGGTACAGGCGCAACTAAAACTATTGATATTCGTAGTGCAACAACTATATTAGATGTAGAATATAATAGTACATCTTCATATAGATTTACTTCACACTATGGAACCGAAGACAATCCTACACTTCATACAAAACAAGGTCAAACAATTGCATTTAATTTAACTGCTCTTGCAGGATCACATCCATTTGCTTTACAAACGCAAAGTGGTGCTTATAGTTCAGGTCATAGAATATCAACTGGATTAACACACATTGCTACAGATGGTACGGTTACAACAGGATTAAATGCTCAAGGTCAAACAAGTGGTGTATTATATTTTGATGTACCACACGATCAAGCAACGGTTTATTATGTATGTACTGCTCATCCAGCTATGGCAGGTACATTATCTGTTGCTAAAAAAGAAGAAGGTAAATTATTACAACAAGTTTATACTCAAACAGGTACTTCCGCAACAGGAACAACAATATTTCCAGAAGATGATTCAATACCTCAAAATAATGAAGGTGATGAATATATGACTTTAGCAATTACACCTAAATCTGCTACAAGTGTAATAAACATTGAAGTACACGTGTTTTATTCACAATCAACAGGAACAAGAGGTGGTTGTGGATTATTCAAAGATTCAGACGCAGACGCATTAGCATTTACTTCTAACTTTATAAAAGACTCAACAAGTATGGGTAATATGCAAGTATTTTATTCAGAAACATCTGGAAATACTACTGCTAGAACATATAAAGTAAGATGTGGTAATATACAAAATGCAGGTACTTTTACCTTTAACGGTCAATCAGGTAATAGAAAATTTGGTGGAACCGTATTAAGTACAATTAGAATATTAGAGATAGAAGCATAGGAGAAGTAGTATAAATATAAGAAAGAAAAAAAATTATGCCAGCAATTATAACAAATAAATTTAGACTAAACAACGCTGAACAATTTTCAGAATCATTTTCTGAAACAGCAAATCAAGTGTATTACCTAGGTATTGGAAGACCACAACCTTTCGGTACTTTGACAAGAGCAGATGGTAGAACAGATTACGAGGGTACGGATGCTAATCCAAATACACCTGGTGATACTATCGGTAGAGAATTTTATACTTTTGATGATTTAGTTGCTGCTAAAAGAGTACAATCTTCAGATGTATCTTTTGTAATACCAAGAAGAAACTGGATCTCTGGTACGGTTTACGATACTTACAGACACGATTATGGAGAATATACAACAGGATCAACAAGTGTAAGACAAACATCTACAAGTGGTGCAACTACTTTGTTTGATTCTACTTTTTATATATTATCTGCTGAGAAATGTTTACAAATGTTTAGATAACAACGGTGGTGCTGCTTCAACAGATGAACCAACTGGTGTTTCAACTTCAGTAATTACAACAACTGATTCATATAAGTGGAAGTATATGTACACACTTTCTGCTGCTCAACAAGCAAGTTTCTTATCAACAGATTTTATGGCAGTTTCGCCAAACTCTAGTCCAAGTTCAGATCAATCAAATGTAATGTCTGCTGCTGTAGATGGTGCAATAGATATAGTAAATATTAAGGCAGGTGGTTCAGGTGGAACCGCAGGAACATTTAATAGTATTCCTATTAGAGGAGATGGTTCTGGTGGTGTTGCAAGTGTAACCGTTGCTGGTGGTGCTGTAACTTCAGTAACCGTAACTACTCCAGGTACAGGATATACTTTTGCAACAATCAGTAATGCTCAAATAGTTGCCGCTGGTGCAACTAACTTAGCAGGTGCAGAATTAGATGTAATTATTCCGCCTAAAGGTGGACACGGTGCAAATGCACAAGAAGAATTAGGTGCTTTCTTTGTAATGATGAATACAAGTTTAGAAGGAACAGAAAGTGCTAACTCTGGTGACTTTTCTGCTGTAAATGACTTTAGAAAAATTGCATTATTAAGAGATCCAACAAAATCAGCTTCTGCTGTAACTTCAAATACTGCTAGATTAACAAAGGCAGTTAAAATTGCAGATTCACCTACACCAGGTACTTTTACAACAGATGAAGAAATTAATCAGGCAACAACAGGTGCTGTTGGTAAAGTTGTAGAGTGGGACGCAACAAACAAAATTTTATATTACATTCAAACAAGACACAACGATGCTGGCGTGGACGCAAATGGTAACTTAACTGCGTTTTCAGGTGCTAATGTTATTACAGGTCAAGGTGGAGGTTCTCCTACAGGAACACCTGACACTTCATCAACAGGAACGGTTAACAATGTTTCGTTTACTTCAGGATATTCAGTTCCTGAAATAGACCACGATACTGGCGATGTACTTTATATTGAAAATAGAACACCGATACAAAGGGCACCAGACCAAACGGAAAACATTAAACTGGTCATAGAA